TGTAGTGCCGCTGGTACCGCTGAGCCAAATGGTACAGGTTGTGAACCTGACTCTTGGGAAACAGGAGACTGGGTTATTTGGAATGACGATATAGTTGATTGCGCAGGCACAGGAACAGGTGGTTGGCAAAAAATAGATAACTCATCTGTATTGTCAGGTGTAGGTACTGGTCAAACTGTAGCTTTATGGGAAGGTCCAAGCTCTGTTACAGATTCAGAAACTTTAGGTAATTCTTTAATAACACAATCTGGAGATGTAATAACAATAGGTTCGTCTTCTGCATCACAATTAGCTTTAAATTCTATAGCCAACAATGATAGTGTTATGTATTTTAAACAAGTTGGTACAAATAAAGCTAAAATAGGGTATGATCACTCTGAAGATGCTTTAGCTTTTATACACGGAAGTGGTGCTTTTACTACAGCTGGTATGGTATTAGACGGAACAGGTGTTGGGATCGGGACGACTAATCCTGCAAGCAAGCTTGATGTGCAAGGGGGTATGTCTCAATTTAGTACAACATTAACTAATAATGAGGATTGGGAAAACTCTCCTATAAGTATCAACGAAAGAGGTCAAGTGGGTTCTGCTCAAAGCGCAGACAAGTATGCGCCTAATTTAAATTTTCATTGGGCAGGTCGCGCTTCTAAATCATTATGGCTAAGTGCTGGTGGTCAGTTAAATTTTGGAGAATATAGCCCTACTGGTATTCCTACTAATCCAGCAGATGGTCAAATTAATTCTGGAATTTTTTATGGAGATCATAAAGGAACAATAAACACAGCAACCACTGGTACAACACAAACAGCTGGTAATAACTCTACATTAATAGCTACAACTGCTTATGCGGATGCGGCAGCTGCAGCAGTACCTATTGGTAATTACTTACCGCTTGCTGGCGGGACAATGACTGGTGTTACACAATTTAATGATCACACACAGCACGGAGATCAAGTATTAGCAAAATGGGGAGCTGGCAATGATTTAACAATTCAGCATAACGGAACAAATAGTGCAATTGCAAATTCAGTGGGTAATTTATATATTAGTAACCACGCGGATGATAAAGATATAATATTTGAATGTGATAACGGTTCTGGAGCTTCAGTATCTTATTTAACTTTAGATGGAAGCACCACAGACGCTTATTTTTCAAACCCAGGCAACGTCGGGATCGGAACGACTATTCCTTCTTATAAATTAGAAGTTCAAGGACCTACTGATTCACAAGGTTTTGTTAATGACGAAGGAGGTAATAAAAACAGATTACTATTTCCAAAAGGTGGCTCATATAATGGTGGTAATCCCGTCACTGGGGCTATAAAGGTTACATTACCGACATCGTGGACAAATACTATGTTAACAATTACTGTTAGAGTTTTTGACTACTCTACAGGCGAATCTTTTGATCTCACCGTAGCTGGGTATACCTATACTGGAGGTCCAAACTGGGTAAATACTTCTGCTTGGTTATCAAGTCAATCAAATATTGATAAAAACTTTACTGTAAGATTTGGTCACGACGGTACTAAATGTTGTTTCTACATAGGTGAATTAACCTCAACATGGAGTTATTTAAAGGTGAATGTAATTGATGCTACTTTAAATCATAGTAGTACAGTTACCGATTGGTCTACAACAGCTTGGGCTGTAGGAGTAGAATCCACGGCTTTCTTAAACGTAACCAGAACTCATACAGATACTCAAACAAATAACTGGGCTAGAAACGGTCAAGATGTTTATTATGCTTCTGGAACAGGCAACGTCGGGATCGGGACGACTAGTCCTGACACTAATCTTGAAGTAGAATCTGCCTCAGGTGGAGTTCTTAGATTGACTTCTTCTGATACTACTGTTCTTACTGGAGAATCTATTGGTAAAATAGAGTTTAAATCTAATGACGCAAGTACAGGTGGTAATAATGTAATGGGGTTTATAAACTCTGTTGCAACAAACGTAGGTACAAGATATGCTTTATCATTTGGAACTGGAGATGCAGCAGCAGCTGTAGAAAGAATGAACATAAATAACCTAGGCGCTGTTAAATTTAATAATTACAACTCTACAAACCAAACAGGTACTCCAACGTATTTACTAGGTACAGACGCTTCTGGAAATGTAGTTAAAACAAATACAATACCAGGTTCTGGCACAGGTCCTTACTTACCGCTTTCAGCTGGCGCAAGTTATCCTTTAACTGGAGATTTGTATCTAGGCGCTTTTAATAAAATAAGTGGAGTAACTGGTGATAACTTAGTTATAGGGGTTGATATAAATAACTCAAGCGGAGCTTCTAGTTTTGATATACAAATGGACGGAAGCACTTCTGCTTTTTATATAAACAATAGTAGAAACGTCGGGATCGGAAGGACTAATCCTGCGGTTCCGTTAGATGTTGAAGGTAAAATAAGAAGCAGTGATAATAATACCAATGATTATTTTGAAATATTCTGTGACGGAACTGTTTCTGGTGATTCTTATATAGAAAATAGTAGTAATAATATACAAATAAAATCAGCATATGCTACCAGTTTTTCTACATCAGGTAGTGTAGCTATGTTTATAGATAATAATCAAAACGTCGGAATCGGAACGACTAGTCCTTCAGCTAAGCTAGACGTACAGGGGACACAAGGTCAGCTATTCTCAGTTACAGATGATCTTAGCGGAAGCATATTTGCAGTATCGGATATATCAGGTGTACCAATATTTGATGTTAATTCAAGCGGAACATCTGTTTTTGATGGCAACGTCGGGATTGGAACGACTAGTCCTAATGTTTTAGGTTTTTTAGAAACAGGGTTAAATATTGCTGCTGGAGGTTCTACTTCTACTACATTGCAACAAGCTGGTTTAGTAATATCAGGTAGCTCAGATGCTGATGACGCTAATGATTTTGGCTATTTATCTTTTACAAATTATCAATCTACTTTATCATCTAATAGAGTAGCTGAAATAAGAATAAACAAAGCTGGTTCTAACGTAAACACAGGTAAATTTAATTTTTACACAGCAAACGGAACGGCTTTAAATGAATCAATGGTTCTTGGTGAAACCGGACTATTAAAATTAAGTCAATACGGAGCGGGTACATTAGTGTCTGACGCTTCTGGTAATATCACAGCAACAACCACACCTCCAGGCACAGGTGTATTCGTGCCGCTTGCTGGCGGGTCTTCAGTAGGTCAAGCAATGACTGGTACTTTATACGGGCCAGGTGCTTCGTTTTTTGTGTCAGGGAATAATTCAAGTAATTTACAAGTTGGTGATGGTTATTTTAGAATGGAGATGGGTAGATCATCTATACAAGCCAGAGTTGTAGGTGTAAGTGGAGCCGCTTCTAATTTAAATTTAAATCCAAACGGAGGAGATGTTATTTTTTCAGGTAGCGGCAGCGTCGGGATTGGGACGACTAGTCCTGGTTCGAAATTAGAAGTTAATGGCGACATTGACACCACTGGAAGTAATGGTTATTTAATAAATGGAAAAGGGTGGGCTTTAGAGGTTTTAGACGTTTTAACATTAGGTGATTGGGACGGTCAAGAGTTTTCAACTCGTATAATGGATAACAACTCAAATGAGGTGTTAAGAGTTACTGATGGCAACGTCGGTATTGGGACTATTAATCCTGGTGCTAAGTTAGAAATAGAAGGTGATGCAACAGCTGATGATACAGCTCAGCTTATAATTGCTTCAGGAGGCGTGGATAATAATTCAATAATACATTTCACCGATGACGAAGGAGGTCAAGTAAATGCAATAGGTTCTTTAGAGGGAAATATTTTAACTCTTGCTTCGCAAAGCGAATTAGTATTCAAGACAGGCACAACTAGTATTTTGGGTAATACTGATACTAAGATGACAATTGATACTAACGGTGACGTCGGGATCGGGGTAACAAATCCTTTAGTTAAGTTGCATGTTAATCAAGGAAATACTTCAGGTACAGTAATTAAAGCTTCAGGCATACAGGCTCAAATTGAAATAGAGACCTCAACAGCAGGTGATGCTCATCTTTACATGAAGCCAAATTCTACAGGTAATAACGCTGCTATATTTAAAATGACAGCGGGTACAAATTACAATTGGAGATGGCAAGATGATGCTACAACTCCAGTGGTATTTATGAAATTGCAACAAAGCACTGGAACACTTACTGTAACAGGTGATCTTGTAGCCTATGGATCTCCGTCAGATAAAAGATTAAAAGAAAACATCAAACCTATAGAGTCAGCTTTAGATAAAGTTACAAAACTTCAAGGGGTTACTTTTGATTGGAAAGAAAGTGATAGTATACTAGATATAAAGGAAGACATAGGATTTATAGCTCAAGATGTACAAAAAGTTGTACCAGAACTTGTAAGAGAAAATAAGGAAGGTATGTTGTCAATGAGACATCAGGGCATTGCACCAATACTTCTTGAAGCAATAAAAGAATTAAAAGCGGAAATAGATTTATTAAAATCAAAGCCGTGTACTTGTAATAACTGTAATTGTAATATATAATGGCGGTACCAACATCAGGAACATTATCATTGGAAGCAATAGCTCAAGAGGCTTTGTATGGAACATATGGCTCAGGAACTATAACTCCCCCTATTCATTTATATGATTTAGTAAATGGTGGTAATTCAGCGGGATCAGGCAATATATATCCAACAGTAAATACGGCTTGCTTACCAAACCCAGTTACCAGAACAGTACCTACAATAACCACAAAGCCTATTGCAAGTATAACAAGTAGTACAGCAGTATCTGGTGGTACAAGTTTGGTTAATGGGGTCAACGCTTCTGATATTATAGCAAAAGGTGTTCAGTACAGTCTTTCTTCTAATTTTTTAAGTTTTACAACTATTAACGCTGAAATAGTTGGCGATGGGTTAGGAAGCTTTAATTCTTCGCTTACAAGTTTAAGCCCATCTACTACTTATTATGTAAGGGCTTTTGCTACTAATAATTTTGGAACAGGCTATGGTTCTGTTGTTAATTTTAATACTATTGCAATACCTGTGACGGGTTTATCTTGGGCAACAACAGTAAGCAACACTTGTGACTCAACTCCTTGGACTATTTCCGCAGGTAATCAAACTATTAGGTATGATATAGTAGATTCAACTAATTGTGGCGGTACTTGTAGCTCTATACAAGCAGGGACGGCAACTGCTACTATCGTAGTGGGTTCTTCTGCTGTAAATTTAGGGTTAGATTTTGAAGGAGTTGGAGAGGCTCAGAATTCCAACTTTGAAAGAATTACTTTTACATTAAATGGAACACAAGTAGCAAATGCTAACGCCCCTGGTGGTGGATTAGGCTGTGTAATGGGTCCTGTAGTAAAGACTTATACAACAGCTCCTCCATATACTTTAGCTGCAAACACAACTCATACATTAGTTATAGACTTTACTACTGCTGATGCATTGTATCACGTAAACGCTTATTATGAAGTTGATTTATCTTTTTCTTAATAATTAAAATATAAAATATGCCTATAGCTTACCCATATAAATTGTCACACTGGTACGGATACGATAAAGACTGTGCATCATTAACTGCTTTTGATAGTTCCAGTCTTTACAAAGACGCTTGTGGAGAAACATTAGATCAACTTTATTATCATGATGGAAGTAGTCAATTACCTGCAAATGGGGATACGTGTTATAGCGATTCTGCTGGTACAACTACATTACCTGCTGGGCAAAGAGCAGATACTCTTTTTGGAATTTATATTGTAAATAGTAGTGGGGTTGTAACATCAAAAGCTTTATGTCCATAATAGATTAATAAATAAATAAATAAATAAATAAATAAACAATGGCAATTACTTACAAATGGGATATTCCCACAATGAATGCTCACATCCAATCAGAAGGTGAAGACAATGTAATATACACAGTACATTATAGATACACAGGATCTGAAGAGTCAGGAGGTAAAACTTATTCATCAACAAACATTGGAACGCAAAGTTACACATATGTAGCAGGTGAACCTTTTACGCCTTATGAAGATACTGAAGCTTTTGAGGCTGTAGTTATTGGTTGGTTAGAAGATTCTTTAGATGTAGACCAAATGCAAGCTAGTATAGCTGCAAGCATACAGTCTCAAATAACACCTGTTAATGAAGACTTGTATTTTACATGGCAAAACCCTACACCTCCACCTCCAGTTAACGATGAAGAATAATACGTAATAATAAAACCATAACCTGTTTATTACAGAAAACCAATTGTCAAATTAAAACCAAAACCAATGACAACATTTTACCAGACTAATTCATGGAGTAGTCACCCATCACCGTCTAAAGATTATACAGATCTTTGGAAACACATAGCCAATAAAAAAAATTGGCGGATTGTTGAACTAATTAATGGTTATTATCAAACCGAATATCAAGATTTAAAAAATCAAAAGATATGGAATGATGTAACAAGAAGGGAAACTTTAAAACAAGCTGAAGACGCTATAGATGAAACTGTAGCTTACTATTCAAAAAAAGTTGAATTTCTTAACGGACCAAAAGTAGTGAAAACATTCAAATAAAAATATAATCAAATTTAATTAAATGGAATACAATAATCCAAGTGAGATTGTTAAAACTCTCACATTCGGGAAAGACGCAAATGATCAAATTATAGCAGGTGTCGAAAAGTTAGCTAACGCAGTGAAGTCCACATTAGGAGCTTCCGGAAAATGCGTAATTTACGAAGATGCCTTAGGAAGGCCGGTAATAACAAAAGACGGAGTAACCGTTGCAGAGAGCGTAGTCTTACTACATCCGGTCGAGAACATAGGAGCAACCCTTATAAAGCAAGCAGCTAGAAATACTGTAAGAGAAGCAGGAGACGGTACAACAACATCTACCGTCCTTGCTAATTCTCTTTTAAAGATTACAAACAAACATTTAGATGAAGAAAAAGTTAGAGAACTTAAAGCAGGCATTATTAGCGGTGCTAACAAAGTTAAAATATATCTTGATAAGACCAGTACTCCTGTTAAAGGCCAAATGCTTCAAAACGTTGCTATCATTAGCTGCAACAATGACAAAGAGCTTGGAATCAAAATTGGAGAAGCTTATGAAAAAGTTGGAAAAAATGGAATTGTATTAATGGAAGAATCTGATACAAATGAAACTTACGTGGATTTTGTTGAAGGAGTACAATTTGATAGTGGATTAAAGTCAACGCATTTAATAACAGACAAAGACAAGCACACAGCTGTTTTAGACGATCCTTACGTGCTTATTGTTTCATCCCCTATTCCTAACATAAGAAAAATACAAAGCGTCTTAGAACACGTTATAAAGAGTAAAAGAAGTTTATTGATTGTAGCCGATATGGAACAACAGCCATATGCTACATTGTTATCGAACAAAGTTAAAGGTAATATAAAAGTTAATATTGTTGATGTACCTGGTTTTGGTTTAACAAAGCAAGATACAATGGATGATTTAGCATTACTTACCGGAGCGATGATAATAAACGAGGAACTTGGTGATGATTTAGATTTAATAAATCCCGATGTACTAGGTAGTGTTAAAAAAGCTGTTACAGATGAAAAATCAACAGTGCTTCAGATAGAGCAATCAGTAGATGTAGCTCACAGAGTTGAAGAGGTTACTAAAAGTATTGAAACGGAAACTAATCCATTCTTTAAGAAAAAGTTAGAGCAAAGACTATCAATGTTAACTGGTAAAGTTGGTATTGTTTATGTTGGAGCAGATTCTGAAGTAGAACTTAAAGAAAAAAAGGATAGAGTTGAAGATGCAATCCACGCAACTAAAGCTGCTTATAAAGAAGGTATCGTAGCAGGTGGAGGTATTGCTTTATTGAATGCTGCTAATCACTTGAAGGCTAAGAATAAAGGAGAAGAGATATTGTTTGAAGCAATTAAATCACCTTACTATACTATACTAGATAATGCTGGTATTATTGAGGTTAAAAAGCAAACAATAAAAAATAGAGGGATTGATGTTAAAACTGGCAAAGAAGTTAATATGATTAAAGCCGGTATTATAGATCCTGTGTTAGTTACTAAGTCAGCTCTTAAAAATGCTGTAAGCGTTGTAACAACTATTGTATCTGCAGATTGTGTAATTAGTAATAAAAGATTGATGTAATGAAAGCGATCAATTATTATATAATTATAGAAAAAATCAAAGAAGCTCCGAAGAAAGTAGGAGGTATTGAATTAACTGAAAAGCAAGATACAGACATTAGATATTTAAAAGCTAATGTAATAAGTGTAGGAGACAAAATAGAAGGTATTAATAAAGGAGATATTATCAGGTATGATAAACATGCTGGTCACGGTATAGAATGGAAAGATAATTTTTATTATGTTATTACAGTTGGAGATGTAGTTATAGTCGAATGAGACTAACAGCTTCAGATCTTAGAGATATAAATTTATTAAAGTATTACAGGCTCGTTAGAAGGTGGGCCTGTAAAACTTATGGATTGAAAGACGCTGATTTAGAATTACTTGTGTATTTAGATTGCAAACAATTTTTTACTCGTAATGATTTTATAAATGGCGTTTACACTTATACTTGGGATAAAAATAGATGGGAGCGTTTACGTAGAAACGGTTGGATTGATGTTTTTAAAGAGCGTAATAGAACGAGCTCTAAATACGCAGTATATAAAGTATCTACGAAAGGTAAGCATTTAATAAGTAGAATATATAGAATACTATTAGCAGAAGAAGATTTGCCTACATCGGCAAGAAGTGTATTTTATAATAATAAAACATATACAGATAAAGTTTTTAATAAAGCTATTGATGATATGATAAGAGATAAAGAGAGATAATGGATTTTAAACTTAAAGATTTTGCAGATCTTGTCGGAATAGACAAAGAAACTTCTACATATAATACACCTGTTTTTAAAAAAGATTTAGATGGAGATATATTAGGTGAAGCTAATAATGATGGTACTATATTTATAGACAAGTCATTGAAAGGTAAAGCAAAGGAAGAAGCTGTAAATCACGAAAAAGTTCATTTAGATCAAATGGCTCAGGGAAGATTGCACTATGATGACAACAAGGTAACTTGGAAAATGGATACAAAGTCGCCAGCTAGAGTTTATAAAAGAGTAGGTGGACAATTAATAGACGAAGAAACAGGTAAGTCAGCGCAAGAAGGCGGGGATTTTGAATGGGAAAGAGAAGCATATAAAAAACAGTAATATGGGATATAAAGCAAAATCAATTACAGCTAAAGCATCAAGCGCTTGTAAAATGAATATGGGATTAGTTATGGGTGCAAGCGATATGCATAATTCTAAATCCTTTGTTGATCACGGGGCTTTAATTGAAAAAAGAATACAAAGCGGAAAAACAAAACCCGTTACACCTAAAGAACAAGAAAAAGAAACTAACATAACAGAAGAATAATATGAACTTACCAATCACAAGTAGAGTAAAAAGATCTCCCTTGTTAAGTCAAGCGTCTCAAGCTATAGATCCTGAGAATGACGATCAAGCTAAAGGCTTTTACGAAAGTCAAGGAGAAGATGTAAAATCTACTAAAACAGTAACCCAAGGGCCTACTGAAACTTTTACAGGGACAAAAGCAACAGGCGAAGCAGAAAAAAAATGGGCAAAACAAAATGAATACTGTAAAGGTAAACCTGTGGGTACACCTGGTTGTTCTGGTTTTCATAAATTCGAAGGAACTGGAACCGTAGTAGAGGAGACGGTTGTTGAAGGAGAAAAAGAAATGGGTGAAGTTCCAATAAAAGTAGCTCAAAAATTTGATGTAATGGAACCTTGGCAAATATCTAGAATGCAAAGATCTATTAAAAAGGACCAAAAGCAAATAAGAAAATCTAAATTAAAACAAAGACCCGAAGGCGTTAGTAGAGGAGATTGGAGAAAACAAGTTAAAGCAGAAGAAGATGCGGCTGAGCAAAAAGAGTTTAAAGCATTAGCAGATAGAAATGCTAAAGCAAGAGCTTCCGGTAAAAGAGGAGGATCAAGAGATGTTGCAGGTTTTGATAGAATTAAAACCGTTGGAGAAGATAGTGAAAAAGTGCAAGTGGCTAAAGCTCAAAAAGCAGCTGAGCTAGCCGCTAACCAAAATAAAAAAGAAGAAAAGAAAAAATCACCAAACGGAATGAGATCAACAAGCCCAGCAAAAAACGGTTCTCCTTACAAAATGAAAGGCTCAATGTTTAAAAAGAGATACTAATGGCTATACCAATTACAAGTAAAATAAAGAACTGCTCGCCTGCTAAGAAAACAGGAGCATGGACAAGGAAAGAAGGGCAATCGGAATCTGGAGGTTTAAACCAAAAAGGTGTTGATGATTATAAAAGAAAAAATCCTGGGTCAAAATTAAAAACCGCTGTAACAACAAAGCCATCTAAATTGAAGCCTGGTAGTAAAGACGCTAATCGTAGAAAATCTTTTTGCGCAAGAATGAGCGGGGTAAAAGGACCAATGAAAAAACCAAATGGTAAACCTACAAGAAAGGCTTTAGCATTAAGAAAATGGAATTGCTAATGGAATCAAAAGGACTAGGCGATACGGTAGAAAAAATAACTAAAGCAACAGGAATCAAGACTTTAGTAGAAAAAGTTTCAGAGGGTTTAAACATCCCGTGCGGGTGCCAGCACAGAAAAGAAAAACTAAATAAAATGTTACCATACAAAAAATAAAAAAAAATGAGTTTCAAAAACACACCAATAACGGCGAAAATTAAGAGAACTACTAAAGGAGGTATTACACAACCATTACTTAACGTAGGAGCTCCTATTAAAATGAAAATGTCTTCACCTGCTAAGATAGACCCGAATCCTAATATTAAAAAGCAATCGGATTTTAAAAACGAAATGTCTAGACAAGACAAAGTAAAAGCCGACAACTTAGCTGCAAGCAAAGCAAAAAAAGCAGCAAAAGATAAATCCAATTATCAAAAGAGTGTAGATCAATATAGAAAAGATGTATCTACTTTAAATGCGAATACAAAATCTGCTTCTAAAAATGTTAATCCTAGACAAATGGATTCAGCAATGAATAGAAGTGTAAGACAAGCGGGTAGAATTAAATCATTTGAGAAAAACCTATACGACTACGATACAAAAAACAAAGCAGGTAGTACCGAGGGGTATACAGCTAAAGAATATGCAATGGCTAAGGCTAGTGGTACTTATAAATCTAGAGCTAAGAAAAAAGAAGACGTTAAAGTAGACACTACTAAAACTGAAACCACTAAAACTAAAAAAGTTTCATACGATACTGCTTATAAAAATAGAGATAAAAAGACTTACGGCAAAATGGATAAAGCTACTTATATAAAAGAAGCTAAGCGTCAAAACGCATCTAAAAAAGCCGGTAAAGGATGGGATGTTAAAAACAAAGGAAAAGATACTCCTCCAAGACCAAAAGTTAAAGCAGCAACTACAATAAAGCCTGAAGGAATTAAGAAAGTAGAAATATCTACAAAGCTCGATCCAAAACAGCTTAAAGCAGAAGTTGTAAAACGTAATACTAAAACAGAAAAGCCTTCAAAGAAAGCAGTACGCAAAGCTAACAGGAAAGCAAGTTCAGCGGGTAGAGCAAGTGATAAAGCAGCAAGAACAAGATTAAGAGGGCAACAAGCTTTAGAAAATGGTAATTTAAGTAAAGCTAGAAGATTAAAAAGAAAAGAGACACGCTTAAAAGAAAAAGCCACTAAGAAAAGAGGTCAAGCAGCAGATGCTATTAAGATAAAAAACTAAATGAAAAAGTTATTTCAATGGCTCACGGGTAGCGTTGTTAAAGAGATAGGCAACGCTATTGACAAGCTAACTACTACCGAAGAAGAAAAGCTTATTATTAAAAAGCAGGTTCAAGAAATATTAGAGCAGGCAGATAACAATGCTCAAATACAAGTTACTGATCGTTGGAAGTCAGACATGGCGAGTGATAGTTACTTATCAAAAAATATTCGGCCTTTAATACTTATATATATAACGGTTATATTTACAGCTTTAGCGTTCACAGATGGAAACATTGGAGAATTTCAAATAGCAAAAGAGTATATACCTATATTTCAAACACTATTAGTTACTGTTTACGGAGCTTATTTTGTAGGAAGAACTTGGGAAAAAGCAACAAAAATAAATAAAAAATAAACAAAAATAATGGGACAATTTTTAAATCAGCCAGACTTTATAGAGTTTGGCAAGGTAGTAGCACCGAGCAATACAATAGACGCATCGACAAATCTTAACAAAGCTTCTTTATGGGTTGGCGGTACTGGAACGGTAAAAGCAATATTATCAAGCACACTTGGTGGTGTTGTAGAAAGTTTTACAATAACATCACCTGGAGCAGGTTATACTACAGGAGCAGCAGTAGCAACATTAAATGATGATGGCACCGACGCAACGGGTTTAACTGTAGATATTACAGTAGATGGCAATGGCGCAATTGTTACCGCTGTATTAAATAACACAGGTAGTGGTTATGTTGTTGGTCAAACACTTAGAATATCAGGAGGTACTTCTATGGCTGTGATTACAGTTACAGGAGTTGATAACACACCTTTAGCTTCTCAAGCAGTATCTTTTCAAGGAGTACAAGCAGGAACATACTTGCCAGTAATCGTTGATTATGTGTTAGTAGAAAGTGCTAACCCAGCGACTCTGATGATTGCATGTCATTAAGAATTAGCTAAAACAAGTAACTATATACTTATAATATAAACAATTAAATTTAATAAAAATGTCAAAAAAGTTATCAGAAGTAGAATTAAAAGAATTACAAGAAGTAATTGGTAAAATCAATGAAGTGCAAATGCAAATTGGTGGTTTAGAATTGCAAAAGCACGAACTTATTTTATTAGGTGGAGCAGCAAAATTAGCTTTAGGTGAAACACAAAAAAAGCTAGAAGAAACTTATGGTCAAGTTTCTATTGATATCCAAAATGGAGAAATCAAAGAAAATGAGTCAGATAGTTAGAAAGATAAGTATTGGTAAAGACTACAAAAATGATGCCATGCACTACTCTGTTGGACAGGAAGTGTATGGTGGTCATACCATAAAAAATATAATTGAAGAAGATACTAAGTATTCAATATATATAGAAAAGAATAACGAGATAATGCCATGGAAAGATTTTAATAAAAATATGGCAATTGCAGTAGAATATGATTTGCAATATTAATGAAGTCATTAATTAATTTTATCATAGAGCCTATAGGTGAAAGATATAACAATGTAAAGAATATTGAAGGCAATGAATTATTGTTAAATACAGAATTACAAAATCATAATTATTCAAATAGAATAGCTAAGGTTATATCCGTACCTAAATTATCAGATACTGATATAAAAGAAGGTGATCAAGTAATAGTGCATCACAATGTATTTAGACGTTTTAGAGACATTAGAGGTGACGAAAAAAATAGTAGATCTTACTATAAAGATAATATATACTTTGCAACTGAAGATCAGGTTTATGCTTACAAAAGAAAAAGCAACTGGCAAAGCTGTAAGGGATTTAATTTCGTAAAACCTATAAAAGAAACAAAATCATTTTCATTAGATAAAGAGAAAGAAGGTGTTGGTGTTTTATACTTCAAAGATCCTGAACTAAAAGGATTAAAAGACGGAGATCTAGTCGGGTTTAGGCCTGGGGCAGAATATGAATTTTTAATCGGTAACGATAGAATTTATAGAGTACCCACAAATTCAATCACAATTAAATATGAATATCAAGGAAACGAAGAAGAGTATAATCCAAGCTGGGCATAAAGCAGTTGAGGAATTAATTAAAGTAGCCAAAGAAGCTATTGTTGATTCCGGAGACGACATAACTGCTGATAGATTAAAAAACGCAGCAGCTACTAAAAAACTAGCAATATTTGATGCTTTTGAAATCCTTACAAGAATACAACTTGAACAAGATATTATTGACGAAAAACCAGCAGAAGTAAAAGAAGAAAAATCTTTTAAAGGATTTGCTGAAAAAAGATCTAAGTAATGTACGAACAAACATTATATAAGATTATAACGCCAGTAAAGCTTACCACAATATCAAGGCTTAATAAAGCTAAAAAGTGGGAATATGGATATAACAAAGAACACGACATTGTTGTTATAAGCAAGACTGGGCAAATTGGTGAAATATACGATATACAAAATTTAAAGATAGCTTTGCCAAAAGTTCCGCCTGGTGTAGATAAAACAAATAAAAAATGGACTCCTGAAGAATACCCTAAAGAATTAAAATCAATTGAAAGCATATTTGATTGGAGGGATTATCCAGAGTCATTTAAACTAAAATGGGAAAGCTATATAGATGAACAATTTAATAAAAGGGAAAACGGCCATTGGTTCAATAATAAGGGCTTGGCTACTTACATTACTGGTACTCATTTTATGTACTTGCAGTGGTCCAAGATTGATGTTGGGCAGCCAGACTTTAGGGAGTCAAACAGATTATTCTACATATTCTGGGAAGCTTGTAAAGCTGACAACAGATGTTATGGAATGTCATATCTCAAAAACAGACGTTCTGGCTTTTCATTCATGGCGTCTGGGGAAACGGTTAACATGGCTACAATATCGTCGGACTCACGCTTTGGGATATTGTCCAAATCTGGAGCCGATGCTAAGAAAATGTTCACAGATAAGGTTGTACCCATTTCTGTTAACTATCCCTTCTTCTTCAAACCAATACAAGACGGTATGGACAGGCCGAAAACGGAACTTGCCTATCGTGTCCCCGCGTCCAAACTTACCAGAAAATCCATTACCAAAGCCTCCAAAAATGAGACGCTGGATGGGCTCGACACCACCGTCGACTGGAAAAACACCGGTGACAACGCCTACGATGGAGAAAAACTAAGATTACTAGTTCATGATGAAAGTGGTAAATGGGAAAGACCAAACAATATATTAAATAACTGGCGAGTTACAAAAACGTGTTTAAGGCTAGGTTCTAGAATTATAGGTAAGTGTATGATGGGTAGTACATCGAACGCTTTAGATAAAGGAGGAGATAATTTTAAGAAATTATATAGTAACTCTGATGTTACAAAAAGAAATAGAAACGGACAAACAGCTTCTGGTTTATATTCTTTATTCATTCCGATGGAATGGAATTACGAAGGATTTATTGATGAGTATGGGCATCCTGTATTTAACACGCCGGAAGGGCACGTTATAGGTCCATATGGAGACGTTATAGACGTTGGAGTTATCGAGCACTGGAATAATGAAGCTGAAGGTTTAAAGTCTGATCAAGACGCTTTAAATGAATTCTATAGACAGTTCCCGAGAACAGAGGAGCACGCTTTTAGAGATGAAACAAAAAATAGTATATTTAATTTAGTTAAAATATACGAACAAATAGATTACAACGAGGATTTAGGTAATACAAATGTATTAACAAGAGGCAGCTTTCAATGGGTAAATGGAATAAAAGATTCTACGGTTAAATTTTCACCTAATCCATCTGGAAGATTTTTAGTATCTTGGGTTCCTGGTGGACATTTACAAAACAAGCAAGTTATTAATAAAGGGTTAAAAGCTCCAGGTAACGAACATATGGGAGCCTTTGGCTGTGATAGTTATGATATATCAGGAACAACAGACGGACACGGATCTAAAGGGGCTTTACATGGTTTAACAAAATTCAGTTTAGAAGATGCTCCCGCTAATACGTTCTTTTTAGAATATATAGCTAGACCGCAAACCGCAGAGATATTTTTTGAAGATGTATTAATGGCTTGTATATTTTATGGAATGCCTTTATTATGTGAAAACAATAAACCTAGATTATTGTATTATTTTAAAAGAAGAGGATACAGAGGGTATTCAATGAATAGACCTGACAAAGTGTGGAACAAATTATCTGTAACTGAAAGAGAAATTGGTGGAATGCCTAACTCTAGTGAAGATATAAAACAAGCACACGCGGCAGCTATCGAAACATATATAGACAAACACGTAGGTTTACGTGAAGATGGTCAGTACGGTGCAATGTATTTTAATACTACTTTAAATGATTGGGCTGGTTTTGATATAAATAAAAGAACAAAGTTTGATGCGGCCATAAGTTCTGGCTTAGCTATAATGGCTTGTAATAGACATTTATATTATCCCAGACCTCAAGTACAAAAAGAAATAATAAGTTTAAAAATAGCTAAATACACCAACCAAGGTGGTTTATCAAAATTAATAGAAAAATAAAAATATGGCTGAGTCAGTTATAACAAGTTATTTTCCAAGCCAAGTAGCTAGCGATGCGGAGAAGATGTCCATGGATTATGGTACTACTGTAGGTAGAGCTATAGAAAGTGAGTGGTTCAATAATACCAATGGAGGTAATAGCAGTAGGTTTCAAAGCAACCAAGTTACTTTTCACAATTTAAGATTATACGCTAGAGGCGAACAGCCTATACAAAAATATAAAGATGAGTTATCTATAAACGGTGATTTATCTTATTTGAATTTGGATTGGAAACCTGTGCCTATTATACCTAAATTTGTAGATATAGTAGTTAACGGTATTTCTGATAGACTATTTGATATAAGAGCTTATTCACAGGATCCTTATGGAGTGGATAAACGTACAAGATACATGGAGTCTTTAATAAGAGACATGCAAACTAAAGAGCTTAATGAATTTGCTTCTGCTGAGTTTGGTGTTAACTTATTTGAAAATGATCCTGAAACATTACCTAAAAATAAAGAAGAGTTAGATCTTCATATGCAACTTACTTATAAACAACAAGTTGAGATTGCAGAAGAGCAAGCAATCAAAGTCTTATTAGATGGTAATAATTATGACTTAATAAAAAGACGTTGTAATTATGATTTAACCACTATAGGTATTGGTGCTGTAAAAAATGTTTTTACAAAATCAGAAGGTGCTAAAGTAGAATATGTGGACCCTGTTAATTTAGTTTGGTCATATACAGATTCACCTTACTTTGATGATATATATTATGTAGGAGAAGTAAGATCAGTACACTTAAATGAACTTAAAAAAGAATTCCCTTGGCTTACCAATGAGGAATTAAAAGATATTGCCGGGCAGTCGGTTAGTAACAACGGTTTTTACAATAGATCTATTAGTAATGTTAATCAAGATGATTCTAATACAGTACAAGTAATGTATTTTAATTACAAAACATTTACTAATGAGGTTTATAAAGTAAAAGAAACTGCGACAGGAGCTGCAAAAATAATACCTAAAGATGATCAATTCAATCCACCACCTGAATTATATGAAGAGTATGGTATTGAAAAGCTATCTAAGTCTCTTGAAGTATTATATGAGGGGGTAAAAATTGTTGGCGGAAGAATGCTTAAATGGGAACTGGCTAAGAATATGATTAGACCAAAGAGTGACTACTCTAAAGTCAAAATGAATTATAGCATGGTTGCTCCTAGAATGTATCGAGGTAGAATAGAATCTATAGTAAGTCGTATAACGGGATTTGCGGATATGATTCAATTAACTCATTTAAAATTACAGCAAGTAATGTCAAGAATGGTTCCGGACGGAGTTTATCTTGATGCAGACGGCTTGGCTGAAGTTGATTTAGGTAACGGTACAAATTACAATCCGCAAGAAGCACTTAATATGTTTTTTCAAACAGGTTCTGTAATTGGTAGATCGTTTACTCAAGATGGTGATATGAATCCTGGTAAAGTTCCTATTCAAGAAATAACTACAGGAGCTGGAGGCGGTAAAATGCAATCACTAATTGGCAATTACAATTATTACATGCAAATGATCCGTGACGTAACCGGATTGAATGAAGCTAGAGATGGAAGTACTCCTGATTCTAGAGCATTAGTTGGCGTACAAAAAATGGCAGCAGCAAATTCAAATGTAGCAACAAGACATATATTAGATGGAAGTTTGTTTTTAACATCGGACTTATGCGAAGGTTTATCATTAAGAATTTCAGATATATTAGAATATTCTCCAACAAGAGAAGCTTTTATCCATAAAATAGGTAATCAAAATGTAGCTGTATTAGAAGAAATGAAAGATTTGTATCTTTATGATTTTGGTATATTTATTGAGTTGCAACCAGACGAAGAAGAAAGAGCTGTGTTAGAAAACAATATACAAGCAGCTGTACAAAGTGGATTAATTGATTTATCAGATGCTATTGATCTTAGAGAAATTAAAAATCTTAAGTTGGCTAATCAATTATTAAAAATAAGAAGAATAGACAAACAGAAGAAAGACCAAGAAATACAACAACAAAATATACAAGCTCAAGCCCAAGCTAATGCACAAGCACAGCAAGTAGCAGCTCAAGCAGAGGTTCAAAAGGGTCAGGCTTTAATACAACAAAAAATAGAGTTAGCAAACGCTCAAGCTCAAATTGATACACAAAAACTAATGCAAGAAGCTACTTTAAAGAAAGAGCTAATGCAATTAGAATTTGAAATGAATTTACAGCTTAAAGGTTTAGAGGTTCAAGGTCGTAAGTCTGAGATAGTAGACAAAGAAGATAGAAAAGACGACAGAACTAAATTACAAGCTACACAACAAAGTGAATTAATACAACAAAGACAAAACAATTTGCCAGCACAAGACTTCGAGTCAAGTGGGTTCGATACAATGGGCGGTGGATTTAACTTAGGTTCGTCAGACCCTAGGTAATAATAATAGTAACAATTATATAATATTTTATCATGTCAGAAGAATTAGAACAAGAATTACCTACCGTTGAGGAAGTCAAGGTAGAAGAATCTAAACCTGTGTCAGTTGACGACGGGGTTATTAAGGTTGACTTAGGATTATTAAACAAACCAGAAACTGATGCCATTCCAGAGCAAGAAACAAATGCAGTGGATGATGATCAACCGGCCGCAATTAGCGAAGAAGTGGTTGAAGAAATACCACAACAACAAGAGCCCGTTCAAGATGAACAACCCGTTCTTGAAGAAATAGTAAACGAAGAAGTAGCTGAACAAGTTGAAGAACTTAACGAACAAGTTGAGCAAGCCATAGTTAAAGCGGATGCTGGTATTGCATTACCGGATAATATTCAAAAAGTGGTTGAGTTTATGAATGAGACCGGAGGAAGTTTACAAGATTACGTAAAGCTTAACACCGATTATGCCTCATTAAATGAAACACAATTACTAAGAGAATTTTATGAAACTACTAAACCTCATTTAGATAGGGAAGAAATTGATTTTATAATGGAAGACAATTTTTCTTACGACGAAGAGGTTGATGAAGATAGAGACATTCGAAGAAAAAAGTTAGCTAGAAAAGAAGAGCTAGCAAAAGCTAAAAATCACTTAGATGGATTAAAATCTAGGTATTACGAAGAAATAAAAGCTGGGTCTAATTTAAACCCAGAAACAAAAAAAGCGGTTGACTTTTTCAATCGTTATAAAAAAGAAAACGAAGAAGCGAGTAAAGTAGCTGAAAACCAGGTATCTGTATTTAACAGTAAAACAGAAAAGCTTTTTTCCAATGATTTCAAAGGTTTTGATTTCAATGTTGGTGAAAAGAAATTTCGTTACAGAGTTAAAAATGCGGATCAGGTTAAAGACACTCAAGGCGATATCAATAATTTTGTCAAGAAGTTCTTGAACGATAAAAATGAAATGAGCGACGCCGCGGGATATCACAAGTCTTTATTTACAGCTATGAATGCAGATGCAATTGCAAATCACTTTTATGAGCAAGGTAAAACCGATGCTATGAAAGCAAGTGTACAAAAATCGAAGAATATTGATATGGACCCAAGGGGTGTTCATGAAAACGTCAAGCCGACTTCGGGAATGTCATTTAAGTCAATTAAGTCTGGTGGAACTTCTAAGTTTGGAGTAAAAACAAGAAATTAAAATTTAAAAATTAAAAATTATGGCATTAGGATCATTTACAGGAAGTGCTGGCGCATTGGCGCATTTAACACCACGACCTACACAAACGTTGTTTAACGACAACTACCTGTCTTTATCAGACATGGATTTTACACAACAGTTCTTACCAGAAGTATATGAGAAAGAAGTAGAAAGATACGGAAACCGTACTATCTCTGGATTCTTACGTATGGTAGGGGCAGAAATGCCTATGGCTTCAGACGTAGTAGTATGGTCTGAACAAGGTAGATTACACGCAGCTTACGATCCAGTGGAGACTACAGCTACTACAGTTATTATTCCAGCTAACGCAGCAGGAGCTTCTCAAAACGTTATTGGCCCAGGTGCTAC